AGAAACGCCAATGGACAGACTCGCTCAGGACTCTATTCTTTGTTCATACCTATGGAATGGAACTACGAAGGATACATTGATTCTTATGGCTTACCTGTCTTCGATACACCGAAAAAACCTACTGAAGGACCTCGCGGTGATAAAATAAACATAGGTGTAGTAGAATATTGGGACAACGAGGTTGAAGGATTAAAAGATGATCAAGATGGATTAAATGAATTTTATAGACAGTTTCCACGCACGACAAAACACGCGTTTAGAGACGAGTCTAAACAATCTTTATTTAATTTAACTAAAATATATCAACAAATAGATTACAACGAAGATATTAAAAACTCTATAAATGTTACACAAGGAAGTTTTCAGTGGGAAAATGGAGAAAAAGATACTAGAGTTATATTTGTTCCAAACAAAAGTGGTAGATTCTACATAACATGGGTTCCACCTGTGCATCTACAAAATAAAAGGTTTTTAAAAAATGGAGTTAATTATCCTGGTAATGAGCATTGCGGAGCATTTGGTTGTGATCCATATGATATATCAGGAACAGTAGACGGTAAAGGTTCTAATGGATCTTTACACGGTTTAACTAAGTTTAGCATGGAAGAAGTGCCTCCTAATCATTTCTTTTTAGAATACATAGCTAGACCACAAACTGCTGAGATATTTTTTGAAGACGTATTAATGGCTTGCATTTTTTATGGTATGCCAATATTAGCAGAAAACAATAAACCTAGATTACTTTATTATTTTAAACGCAGAGGCTATAGAGGCTTTGCTATGAATAGACCAGATAAAAAAAGAAACAAACTGTCTGTAACTGAAAGAGAAATAGGTGGAATACCTAATTCAAGTGAAGATATAAAACAAGCTCATGCATCAGCAATAGAAACTTACGTAGAACATTTTGTGGGTTTAAAAGAAACAGGATACGGTGATGTTTATTTTCAAAGAACATTAGAAGACTGGTCTCAATTTAACATAAACAATAGAACAACTCATGATGCTTCTATTAGCTCTGGATTAGCCTTAATGGCTTGTAACAAACACAGGTATTCTCCTGTTAATAAAAAAGAATTAAAACCAGTTGACTTAGGTATTAAAAAATACGACAATAAAGGATCAGTATCAAAAATTTTAAATTAATGAATATATATACTAATACGAGAACTTCATTTCCTAGCCAAGTAGTTAGTGACGCAGAAAAAGCTAGTATTGAATACGGTAAGCAAGTGGCACAAGCCATAGAGGGAGAGTGGTTTTCGCAAGGTAGAACAACTGGAAATAGATACTTGACTAGTTGGAATAACTATCATCAATTAAGATTATACGCAAGGGGAGAGCAGTCTATACAGAAGTATAAAGATGAATTATCTATTAATGGTGATTTGTCTTATTTAAATTTAGACTGGAAACCAGTTCCAATATTGTCTAAATTTGTGGACATAGTTGTTAATGGTATTTCATCCAGATCTTATGACATAAAAGCTTATGCTCAAGATCCTGACTCTATAAAGAAAAGAACTGCTTATGCTTCTAGAATATATGAAGATATGCTAGCTAAAGATTATTTAGAGGGATTAAAAGAAACCTTAGGTATAGACTTATATCAAGTTCCAAATCCAGATCAACTCCCAGAGAGTGATGAAGAGCTAGAATTACATATGCAGCTTAGTTATAAGCAGTCTATAGAAATAGCAGAAGAAGAGGCTATATCTTCTGTTATGGCTCAAAATAAATATGATTTAATAAAGCGTAGATTAAACATGGACTTAACTGTTCTTGGTATTTCTGCTGCTAAAACAAGTTTTAACTTAGCTAACGGAATAACTATAGATTACGTAGACCCGGCTTACATGGTTTATTCATACACTGAAGATCCTAATTTTGAAGACATATACTACGTAGGTGAAATAAAAGCTATAACAATATCGGAACTTAAAAAAGAATTTCCAGACTTATCTAATGAAGAATTAGAACGTATACAAAATATGCCCGGCAATAGATCTTATATAACTGGTTGGGGTGATTATGATAGTAATACCGTTCAAGTTCTTTATTTTGATTATAAAACCTACCACAATCAAGTATTTAAAATAAAACAAACAGATCAAGGTTTAATGAAAGCTATTGAAAAAGATGATAGTTTTGATCCACCAGAAAACGATAGCTTTGAAAGAGTTTCAAGATCTATAGAGGTTTTATATAGTGGAGCTAAAGTTTTAGGAACAAATACGATACTTAAATGGGAACTTGCTAAGAACATGTCAAGACCCTATGCTGACACTACTAAGGTTAAAATGAATTATTCTATTTGTGCGCCTAGAATATATAAAGGTAGAATAGAGTCACTAGTTGGAAAATGTATTGGTTTTGCTGATATGATACAATTAACTCATTTAAAGCTACAACAAGTAATGTCTAGAATAGTACCAGACGGTGTTTATTTAGATATGGACGGCTTAGCTGAGGTTGATCTTGGTAATGGAACTAATTATAATCCAGCAGAAGCGCTTAACATGTATTTCCAAACAGGTTCTATAGTGGGTAGATCACTTACTCAAGATGGCGACATGAATGCTGGAAAAATCCCTATACAAGAATTAAATAGCTCTAGTGGCCAAGGTAAAATACAAAGTCTTATACAGACGTATCAGTATTATTTACAAATGATACGTGACGTCACTGGATTAAATGAAGCTAGAGATGGTAGTACGCCTGACAAGAGCACTTTAGTAGGATTACAAAAGATGGCCGCTAACGCTTCTAATGTAGCTACTAGACACATAAAACAAGCTGGTTCTTATTTAACGCTTAGAATTGCAGAGAACATAGCTCTTAAGGTAGCAGATGCTTTAGAGTTTCCACTAACAGCTGAATCACTAGTTAACTCTATAAGTAGTTACAATGTAAACACTTTAAAAGAAGTTGTTAATTTAAATCTTCATGATTTTGGAATATTCTTAGAACTAGAACCAGACGAAGAAGAAAAAGAACAACTAGAACAAAACATACAAGTAGCTTTACAACAAGGTGGTATTGATTTAGAAGACGCTATTGATTTAAGACAGATAAAAAATCTTAAATTAGCTAACCAGCTTTTAAAAGTAAAACGCAAACAAAAAGCTGTTAAAGAACAAGAAAACGCTCAAGCTAATATAGCAGCTCAAAGCGAAGCTCAAGCCGCTGCTAATGAAAAAATAGCAATGCACGAGGTTCAAAAGCAAGAGGCTATATCAGGTTCTAAGGTTCAATACGAGCAGTCAAGAACTCAAATGGAGATTCAAAAAATGCAAACTCAAGCTCAACTTGATATGCAGAAAATGCAAATGCAACATGGATTCGACGTTGAATTAGCTAATATGCAACTTAAACAACAGCAAGAATTAAAAAACCAGCAAGAAGAAGCTAAAGACAAGCGTATACAAATGGAAGGTACGCAACAAAGTAAAATGATAGACCAAAGAAAAAACAATTTACTACCTATAGACTTTGAAAAAAATGAAGAGCCAGAGCAATCAGCTATGGCAACTCAAGAAGAGCCGCAAGCTTAAATTTATTAATTATTTAATTTTATTATATTATGGAAACAAAAACAAATGAACCTGTTAAGCAGGAAGGTGAGTTTAAAATCAAAAAGAAAACAACACCTAAAAAACTAGTAGAAACAAAAGACAATGTTACTAAAGTTAACATTAATTCAAAAGAACCTTTAGTAGAAGTACCTAACAACGTTACTAAGGTTGAAATTAAAAAGCAGGAAGATGCCATTCAAATCGGAGAAACAAAAGAAGTACCTGTGGAAAAACCATCCGGAAATAGCGCAGAGATGGGAGAATCTGTACAAGAGTCCAACGAGACTACTGAAGGGTTTTCTCCAATCAAAGAAGTAACTGAAGAAGAAGTAAGAGAAGTAAAAGAAGCTATAAGAGACGAAAGAGTTTTAGGTAAAGCATTACCAGAAAACATCGAAAAATTAGTTTCATTTATGGAAGAAACTGGTGGAACTATAGAAGATTACACTAGATTAAACGCTGATTATACAAACGTAGACGATGATATTCTTTTAAAAGAATATTACAAAAAATCTAAACCACATTTAGATTTAGAAGAAATTAATTTCATAATGGAAGAGAACTTTGATTATGATACAGATTTAGACGAAGAGCGAGAAGTCAAAAAGAAAAAACTCGCTAAAAAAGAAGAGATTGCAAAAGCTAAAAACTTTTTAGAGGAAACTAAGAGCAAATATTACGACGAAATCAAGTTGAGACCCGGCGTAACTCAAGACCAACAAAAAGCTATGGATTTTTTCAATCGATATAATGAAGAGCAGGAAATAGCTGAAAAACAACACGACCTATTTAAACAAAAGACTAAAAGCTTATTTGATAACAATTTCGAAGGTTTCGATATTAAAGTTGGAGATAAAAGATATAAGTACAATGTTGTTAATCGTGAAAAAGTAGCCGAAAGCCAGTCAAACATAACAAACCTTGTCGGGAAGTTCCTAGACAGCGAAGGTAACGTGGAAGACGCTAAAGGTTATCATAAAGCTATATATGCTGCTGAAAACGTAGATAAGATTGCAGCTCATTTTTATGAGCAAGGAAAAGCAGATGCCGTTAAATCCGTGATAAATAAATCAAAAAACCTAAGTGATACTGAAGGCAGAAAATCACAAGGTGATGTATTTGTTGGTGGAATGAAAGTAAAAGCTATATCCGGTGCAGACTCTACAAAATTAAAAATTAAAACAAAAAGGTTTAACTAAAAAAATTAACAAATTATGAGTTTATCTCCACAATTTGGTAGTATTGTACCTTCGCAATTACAACAGACTCTTGCAAACAACTATTTAACGTTTGATCAAGGAGCTAATGATTTTGCACAACAATATTTACCAGAAATTTACGAACAAGAAGTAGAACGTTACGGAAACCGTACGTTATCAGGCTTCTTAAGAATGGTTGGCGCTGAAATGCCAATGACATCTGATCAAGTAATATGGTCAGAACAAAACAGACTACACGTTGCATACGATGGATGTACAGTAGTAGCCACAGGTGCTAACAACGCCGCTACAGTAACGCCTACGGCTGCTGGAGTATCAGTTGTTGTATCTATAAATGACACAGTAGTTCTTTTAGATCCAGCTTCTGGAGCTGAAGCTAAAGGTATTGTAATAGCTACAACACCTGGACTAGCTGGTTCTTTCGCTGTACAACCTTTTGCTAATGCAACTTTTGCTGCTCAAGGACTTGCTGCTGCTGGAGTTAAAGTATTTGTATACGGTTCTGCTTACCAAAAAGGAACTAGCATAACAGCTGGTGGTACTTTAGGGGCTGGAAGCGCTCCTAGAGTTTCAATTACACCTGATTTTACGCAGTTTGCTAATTCTCCACTTATTTTGAGAGATCAATTCGTTATTAACGGATCTGATATGGCTCAAATTGGTTGGGTTGAAGTTGCAACTGAAGACGGTCAATCTGGATTTTTATGGTATCTAAAAGCTGAGTCTGAAACAAGATTAAGATTTGAGGATTACTTAGAAATGTCTATGGTAGAAAGTGAATTAAACGTGAATGCTTTAGCTGCTCCCGGAACTGCCGCTGCTGCTTTACCAGGATCTCAAGGTTTATTTGCTGCTATTAGAGCAAGAGGTAACGTGGAAGTAGGATTTACTGCTGCTGCTGGACTTGATGACTTTGATTCAATTCTTAAAAATTTAGATACTCAAGGTGCTATTGAAGAAAACATGCTTTTCTTACAAAGACAAACTTCTCTTGATTTTGATGATATGCTAGCAAGCATCTCTGGCGGATTCGCTGGTGGAACTGCTTTTGGTTTATTTGAGAACTCAGAAGAAATGGCTTTAAATCTTGGATTCTCAGGATTCAGAAGAGGTTCTTATGACTTTTACAAAACTGATTGGAAATACTTAAATGACGCTTCTACTCGTGGTGGTATCGTTGGAGTTAATTCAATTGAAGGTGTATTAGTACCAGCTGGAACTTCTACAGTTTATGATCAAGTACTAGGTACAAACATCAGACGACCATTCTTGCATGTACGTTATAGAGCATCTCAAGGAGATGACAGACGTATGAAGTCTTGGTTAACTGGTTCTGCAGGTGGAGCATTTACTTCAACTCTTGATGCTATGGAAGTAAACTTCCTATCAGAAAGATGTTTAGTAACTCAAGCTGCTAACAACTTTGTATTATTTCAAGGACTATAATAAGTCAACATTAATGTAATTCTTACCCTCGTTGTACTGACGGGGGTAATTATTACTTTTATAAACTATTTAATTATATTATATTATGTCAAAAACAAAAGAACAACCAGTTTTAGACTGGGAAATAAAAGATAGAATTTATTATTTAAAAAATAATAAGTCACCATTATCATTAACAATACCTGGAAAGCATACAAGAAAACATTCATTGCTGTATTTTGATGAAAAAATGGGAACACAAAGAGAATTAAGATACGCTACAAACCAAAACTCTCCTCTTGTAGATGAACAAAAAGGCGAGTGCACAATGGGTCACATTTGTTTTAGAGATGGAACATTAGTAGTAAATAAAAAAGACGTAGCTTTGCAAAAACTACTTTCTATATATCACCCTTTAAAAGGTAGGGTATACGAAGAGTTTAGCGCTATGGCTGAAGCTGAAGATGATTTAGATATTATACACTTAGAAATAGATGCTATGACAGCTGCTAGATCTATGGATATCGATCAAGTTGAAGCTATATTAAGAGTAGAAAGAGGATCAACAGTAAACACTATGAGCTCTAAGGAATTAAAAAGAGACATATTGTTATTTGCTAAAAACAATCCTTCTAATTTTATAGCACTAGCTAAAGATGACAATGTTCAATTAAGGAACTTTGCTATTAAAGCTCAAGAAGCTAATTTAATAAAACTTTCTCAAGATCAAAGAACCTTTACATGGGGATCAACAGGTAGAAAACTAATGAACGTTCCTTTTGATGAAAATCCTTATTCTGCATTTGCAGCTTTCTTAAAAACAGATGAAGGTGTTGAAGTCTATAAATCTATAGATAAAAAACAAAAATAACAAGTGATACTATATATAGGCGGATTCGTCCGCCTTTTTAGTATATAAAATAAATATAAATGGTAAATGTAAACACAGTATACACGACAGTCTTGCAAATATTAAACAAAGAGCAAAGAGGATATGTAACACCTCAGGAGTTTAACAATTTAGCACAGCAAGTTCAGTTGGAAATATTTGAGTCATATTTTCCAGACGGAACACAATTAAACCGTCAAAACCAAAACAACACTCAAAATAATACTGAGTTTTTTAATATTTTTAAAAATCAAAATGAAAAAATATTTCCTTTCATAAAAGATCTTGCTTTTTTTTACGATGCGCTAACTACACAACCAATGTGGAATTATTTCGTAGCTGGTAGCGCAACCTCAGGTTCTATTCAAGAGAGTCAAATATATTGGATGGGTGAAATTTTATCAAAATATAATTCTTCATTAGTTGGAAACACCGATCCTCAAGCTAGTTCTTTTGGAGGAGAGTATATAACGCAACTTGTTACCAGAGCTGATTACAATAAAATAACTAGATCTAAATTAACAGCTCCAACTGAAAAATTTCCAATTGCATTTGCTAGTACAAAAACTGTTAATCCTTTATTAGAAGTTGGGCTTACTATATCTCCTCAACCATCTAGCGTTAGCGTTAACTGCATAGTTGCGCCATCGCCACCTATTTGGGCTTTCACTCAAACGCCTGGTACTGGTCAATACATATATTCACCAGCTAGGTCAAATTCATTTTCTCTAGTATATCAAGAGCAAACAAATATTATAATGGGTATATTGAAATACGCTGGAGTTATAATAAATGATCCAACTATAATAGACTTAGCTTCTCAAGAAGTAGCTCAAGTACAAGCTAACGAAAAATCTTAATAAAAAATGGCATTAGTTACAGAAACAAATCAACAATACTACCAAGGGGCACAAGGCTTTAGAGGTACTGGTAACGCTCTTACCATTACAACAACTTTTGACACTGATTTAGTATTTGGTAGCTATGATCAAACAAGTGTTAAATACGCTTTAAATAATTTTAAAATATATACTAGCACCACGGGTTTTCCAGGTCAATGGCAAGAATACCTACTGGATTACACTGTTGTTAATAACGCTATTACTTTTACAGCAGATCCTGCTGACAATTTATTTATAGTTGTACAGCTAAAAAAGTTAGATGGTGGACAATACGCTAGCACTATAGCTGAAGAAGCACTTGGCGACGCTGTTGAAGAAAATTATGGAACTTATCAATATGTAAAATTATCGGATATTATAGATAATTACATGGTTGGTTACGTCGGTGATGGAAAAATAGTACAGACAGCGCAAAAATCAGATG